ATGGGTAAACTGTAGCACGAATCGGGCCAGTTTGTTTGCCGCGCTTAAATTGAATACTGCATACTGTGTAGTCTGTGTCGTTAAAGACAGCTTCTTCGAATATATTCATATTTTCGATGTGATACTTCGTAAAGAATTCTTTTCTTAAAGTAGTGTCACGGTCACTAAAAAAGTTTAACGGCACTATAATAATTCCCCCCAATGCATTGCCATCGATGAATGACTTAATAAAGCATTTATACAGGTCGCTTTGTTGCCATTTCTTGTGGGCTGTCTGTTCTTTGGTCTTGTTAGAAGCCAAATATGGAGGATTTGTTATTATATATTTATCGGTATAGTCTGGCGGATTTAACAGTGTGTCTTGTTGTGTTGTGTTTGGGATCTTTGGATCAAGATCGTATAGCTCCCAGTCGTTTGATTGGGACCATTTAATTAAGTCTCCATGGCCCGCAAACGGCTCAATAAGAGAGACACCATCGGGAATAAACATCCCCTGCAAAATATAATCACAATTAGTTGTGTAAAATTGTCCAAGCTTTCTTTTTGTCTTCATATGTGTCTACTACTTCTCTCACAGGTCCGATTATGAATCTGTGCTTTATTTCTTCAGGTATTAGTTGTATCATCCTGTCTTTATATTTTAAAATTTCTGCACCGTCTAAGACGAATATGAAATTATTGTCTGATTTTTGTGTGATTATATTTTTAACACAAGCCTCAATGTGGTGCATGACTTCTCTAATAGAGCGTGTTTGGGCACCACCAGACTCAGGGATCATCTTAAGAGACCATAATGTGTTGTCGCTCTCAACAGCGCCATCAAAGTCCTCTGTCCAACGATGGCAATTGGGCAAATGCATCACTCGCGTAAGTTTTTTTATTTCGCCTGTTTCAAGATTACATCTAAGGTGTGTGGAACCTCCAATATCAAGGCCCAAATATTTCGAGAGGTACCATTTTTGGTATCTTTCATCCTCATTGGAACGACGGCCTTCTGAGACAAATCGTTGTCTACTCTTTTTGGTGAACACATACGGAATCTCGCGCGTCACAACATTTGGTATAAATGGCTTACTCATCTGTACTCCCTAACGCTCCCTCTCCCCTATCACTAATTGTAATCGGACTTTGATATAAATTTCCTGATTCACTCTGCATTGTTCTAAAATGAACCACGGGAATCATTACTAGCTGTGCGATTTTGTCGCCCTTTCTGATAAATTGTGTGTTCGAGCCAACGTTGTGTAGGTTTACAAATACCTCTCCGTCATATCCAGAATCAACCACACAAGCACCTACAATTAATGAGCGCTTTGCAGCAACTGAGCTACGGTTCTTTACCTCCAGCATATAACCATGAGGTACCCCGAAGCGCAGGCCGGTTGGAATTACTCTACTGTCACCCGGGCCAATGGCGATGGCCTGATTATCCTGATCAGGAGAATAGAACACGTCTAACCCTGCATCGGATGGGTTTGCTCTTTCCGGTGGACGAGCATTATTTCTTACTCTCTTATATTCAATAATCATTTTACCTCCAAATATTTTTTAACCCTTTTGATTTTATATTTCGCCCCGGCAGGGCCACAGCGACGAATCTTTGTTTCCGACTCCATCGAATCAGACTTTACTTTTGCTTCTTGGTATGTACCAAAGATGCCAGCGTCTTCCCATATCTTTTGCTGGGGATTATGTTTTGGTTTTTCTTCCTCACTCATGAGTACCTCCGTTTTGTTTCTTCTCATTCTTAAGTTTCTGTAGTTCATCTTGCCATTTCAACATCATGTCAACCATATCTTTCTTCTTCATGCTGCTGATTTCCTTGTGGGACAGCTTGCCATCTGATGTTATAGTGCTTCTATCCGATACCACAACCTCTCTCTTGTAGCCTTCTTGTACAAGAGCTTCAGCTAT